TTGGGAACCATTTTTAAGTCTTAAGCTAAGACGGTTGTGTTCTGTTACTGGTAACTTCATCCAAGTTGGTAAGTTATCGTAGGCGAATCTCACCTTCGTTACCATATTCTTGGCTGTTGCTTGCGTTGTTGCTAGTACAAGTATATTCTTATCTTGCTCAAATAACATCATCCATAGTGCATAGGCTGATGATAGTGTTGATATACCTAACTGCCTTGACTTGTTTATTATTGTGTAATCGTGTCTTTGCAGTAAATGTAGAACCTTTTCTTGAAACGGATAGAGTGCAAAGCTCATTCTACCTCTTGTAGGATGCTGAATGGTGTAGTACTTCTTCATGAAGTAAACCGGATCCTGCTTACACTTAATTAATTCACTCTTAATCGCATCTGTGATCGTACTCATACTGTAACCCTGTTCTTAATAAATATCTTGAGTCTAGTATTCAAGCTTAAGTGCATCTGCAAGAGTTACCGCTTTATACTGGCTTATCAGGCTTTGCCACGCTGTTTTAGAGTATTTTATACCGTATAGATAGTATTCAGATGCCTTTGCATCGTCTTTTGAATAGACGATAGCGGGTCCTGTTACAGAATGTGCTTTTGCAACTCCTCCTGCTTCTTCGTAGAAGGTAATTGTTTTACCACAAACCGTTTTAATTGTTTTGTGAGTTATTATATTCTTCATATATTCGTTATTTAATTAGACCTTACGTACTTTATTTCATATTAGCAACGAAAAAGAAACCCAAGCTTACGGGCTTGGGTCGGCCAAGGGATGCTATCCCAAGGGTGGTTTTTCCTATTTTTATTTTGTTTCTTTAGGTACTATTCTTCCTTTAAAAGCTTCACTTTTCTTTGTTAAGATTATTTATACACTTGATACTCCATTACTACTAATTAAGGCCTCTCTACCGTCCTCTGTTTCAATAGCAAGTAGTATATCTGGTTGGGATGGATGGTCTATGATATCAAATACCTTACCTATATCCCCTGCCTTTACTTGATCATTTAATTTTTTATTTGTAAATCCGAGTTGGTAGAATAGATCACTGTAGTCTTTATAGATACTATCAACATCTACTACTTTAACATTACCTCCTAGTTTAATACCCTGATCTATAAGCTCTTCACGATCCCGTGCAACGTGTAATCCGGGTTTAGGGTTGTTATTTCTGTCATACATGTCTATATCTAGACTCTCTTTTAAAATTCCAGCCAATTGCTGCATTCTTTTAATTTCGTTGATTGGTTGTTTCATTTTTATTTAGTTTTTATGATTCAGTCTCACCTGCTTCTGCTTCAGCTGCTGTTGGTTCTTCTGCGGCTACTTCTGGTGTGCCTGCATCTGCTGCTTCTTCACCACCTTCAGGTCCTTTTGTTTTAATTGGATTGCCTAATGTAAGTAATCTTGCAATAGCTTGCATACATCTTTCCTTCTCACCTATCGTTTGTAGATAGAATTTCTTACCTGCTACACCTGCTTCATAGGCTTTTTCTAAGTAGGTAAGTAGGAAGTTTTGATCGTTGTGTAATACAATTTTGAAAGTTGTTGGTTTCGGTGCAACAATATAGATTCCAGTGATATAGTCTTTATAAGCACCTGACATTAGCATTTCTAATGTTTGTGTCATAGATGGATACTTTTTAAGAATAAAACCAATAGGATCATCCTCGAAGGATTGTATATTTGGTTCCATTCTCTCGACTTCCTTTATCAGTAATCTTTTTATGATCTCTTTACTATTCATATATTATTTTCTTTTTGTCTCGTATACTGCAAAGGCTGGTAACTCTGTTGAGCTTGCTTGATTCATTTCAGCACTCTTTCCTTCCATATATTCGGCTACTGAATGCATATAATCGGCAGCTAGTGTTATATAGGCAGATGCCCATCCTGGTAATTCATCTCCTGGCTGGATCATATTTTGTAGCTTAGATGCGTTTGAGATTAGATCTCTTAGCTCAGCATCAGCCATTGATGCTTCGTGGTCTTGACCATGTACCCAGCTTGTGCCTTCGCGGTCACAGTCGTCACACTCTGCTAAGTTACTAACCACCCCTTTCTCTACTATAGCAAGCTTGGCACCCGGTAGTTTTTTACTATCCTCAATTTTATTTATAACCGCCTGACAGTCAGATTTTTCAAATCTCCATACTATTGGTTTTTGCTTTTTACCAGTACCAATTATAACAGCCCAATCCTCCCCCGTTTCATCACCAATTGTATGGTATTTGTTGATCGTTAGGTCTTTTAAAGCATCCGTTATTTGTTTATCAGTGTATTCTATTTCTTTTTCACCGGTATTAATAGTTTCCTCGTTAATAATGCCAGCAATCTGCTGCATTCTTCTAACTTCGTTAATGTGTTGTTTCATGTTTTTATTTGTGCTTGATTAACAATTCACCTAATACTTCTATCTTCCCGACAAGTTTTTGAAAAGCTACTTGCTCAATACTCATCGTACTCTTAGTTGCTGTATATAATTGCTTTAACAGATCTTTGTACTCTTTGTCTGCTGCTTCTAGATCTAATTTACCTTCTGCAGCTTTTTTATAGTATGACAACTTTACATTGTAATGGTGATAGGTTAGCATGGATAACCCTCCCTTCTCTTTAGAACTATCTGTTATCTTCTCTGCTCCACCTAATCTTTTTTCTGCAAATACTTCGAAAGCTCCTGTAGGTGCTTCTTGCTTTGCTTCGTTTAATATGTCTGTTAGTTTGATCATAAAGATTCTGCTAGTGGATTTTTAATATTAAAATGTAAATCTTCAACATACTCTTCGATAGCAAAGAATTTACCGTTAATTTCGTTTATAACGTCGCTTAGTTCTTCTGAAGATAAAGTTTCAGACTTAGTCATGATCTCTTTTCTATAGGAGTACTTTTCATTATTCATCTTATTGGCCGTTATCAAGATCTTGGACGTTAAATCGTCCATATCCTTTGGTGGCATTAATATCAATTCAAACTTTAATGTAAAGTTATGAAAGTAATTCTCTCGTATTTGATCTTTACTATAGTAAAACTCCATTACAGTATTTACTTGCGGGAAGACTATTATATCATCCCCAAACATAACCTCCTTATTTGCATTATAGTCTACTTTTTGGAGATGTACTCTTTTATTATCTGAAAAGTTTTTAAACGTTTTCAAGAAAGGTATTCTCTTGGTAAAGGTTTCAGCAGAGATATCTGGAGTTGCTGATATTTCCTTTAGTATGTCTAGTAGTTTGATCATTTTGTTTTTCCCCACTTTTTACCTTTTCCTGAATCTTTGCATGCTTCTGGCGTTTTTCTACAGGCCGGGTATTTAGCTCTTTCTTCACCTTTCTGTCTTCCACATGGCTTATAACCTCCATCTCCGTCTGGTGCATTGCAGTCTATCCACCCTCTTGCTTTGCCTTTCGCTCCCCTCCTCTTAAACCACTTATGTAGTGACTCGTCTTCTTTTAAATCTTTCCATATATCACCATTACGACATCTAACGATTGCTCCTGATCGGTAAGCAGACGGCTCGTCGTATTCTCGTCTTGCTATACGAAGACACCGATCTGCTTTTTTTTCTTCAAGTACTTCGTTTAATATGTCTATCAGTTTAATCACTGGCAGTGGTAATTTAAGTATCTTTGTAATGCTTTTGCGTAATGAGTTCCTTTATCTTTTAATTCTCCCTTTGCTGCTTTTACTCTAGTACATGATAGAGTACCTAATCGTTTTTTAAGTATTCCTGGTTCAATTGGATCATCAAATCCTTCTGTGTATCCTTTTTTTGTGGCTACCTTAGGATCATTAGTAAATGTATCCGACGCTTTATACCTCACCTTTTGCAGCATATTTGCTTTGTAAGGTGGGTACATTTCATTTAATATGTCTAATAGTTTTATCATATTACCATTGACGGCAGCTCCAATAATTTGCCTTTGTTCGAGGTCCTGGGTTATCACAATGATGCCTTGCTCTGAAGGATTTCCTACGAGCAGGAATTGATTTCTTTATTTTCATATTAGGATCACCGAAGTTTACCTTTACCACATTCCCTTTAGCATTCTTCACATATACCGATCTCTTCTTTGGTCCACCTGGTGTTAGGAACGGTTTGCCTAAACTAACCTTTCTACCGTGATACTCTGCTTCTTCTAGCTTATCTGCATACTCTTCTAAGTATCCTATTAAGCAGCGAGTACAGTAACTATCTGTTTCATTTATGGCCTCCTCAACATCAGCTCTCATTTGATTATGCTCATCGTGGCTATCGTTATCCATTGTATGCATACTAACTTAGGTATTTCAGTTTATATCTTGTACTCTCGATTAAAGCTACTACATTATCTATCTCATTTTGGATATAACTATCCTGAGGCAAGGTTGTTCTAATTGTCTCTACGTACTTAGATAATGCATCGAAGTATCCTACGACTTGATCATCTTCTTTGAGAGATGCCTGGCCTTGGTATCCTCTTAAAATACCGTATCTACCTTGATAGCTTTCAACAAGACCGTCAGCTAATCCTACGATTCCATCGTAATATGCTTGCAAAGCTATATGAGCTGCGTAGGATGGAGTCTGTAAATGATAGACGTGAGCTTGTGTTCTTGAGTTAAATAGGGTTGAAATGAATTGTGCGTACTCTTTCATGGATTACTTTTTATCTTTTTTTTCTTCAATTGGTTTTTTAGAGGTTTCAACCATTTTGCATTTCCGACGAAGCTCTTTGATTTCACCCATTTTGGTTTCTGCATCCATGTGATGATTCTCTTCTAATTCTGGATTAGCTGATGCTTCTTCTAGGTGTTGGTTTATCTCTTGCTGAAGCATTTTGATTCTTTCAGCTATCTTTTGTGTTATTGTATTCTTTTTTATTTCTATCTCCTCTAAGTGCTCCTGTAAAGCACTTACAGCACTCTCAGCTATAGCATTTGCTTGCTTCTCGTCTTGGTAAACTCCGTGAACCATATTAGGATCGACTTGATTCATACCAAATACATGTGTTGGGTGTACTAACTTTTCTGCAGAATCTTCTGGTCCTGGTTTCAAAACAATAAAGATCTGTCCCACTGCATCTTCACAACCAGGATGTCCATCCATTGGCATCTCCATTACTGACTCTTTTATTGATTTTTTCTTAGTAACCACAGCAACACTCTTTAGTTTCTTATTAATTGGCATATTATTAATTTTCTTTGTTATAAATATCTACTTTCTTGAGTTCAGCGATACGCTCTTTTACTTGTTTATATATGGCTTTCTTATCACCGCCGTCCCAAGCTTCAATATCACCACCCTCAGTTACAAATGTATCTTTCTGATCTACCCACTCATCCAGTGCTCTTTCGAGATCTAGCAATGATTCGTTCTTATTTGCATTCATAATCTGACTACTATACTCATCCCACTTTCCATTTCTCTTGATTACTGCCTCTTTTTCAATAACACAATCAAAACAAGTTTGATGAATACCCCACATTTTCTTATTTAACTGAGTTAGTTTCATTACACCTCCACAATTGGGACAGCTGAGGGGCATG